ACTAGTTGAGTTTACTGTACAGACAGCAAACATACCTGGTATTGCTTTAGGGTCAACAAGTTTTGAAACACCTCTAAAAGACATTGCAGGTGTTGGCGATAAGGTTACATATCAAACTTTAGATGTATCGTTTCTAGTTGATGAAAATTTAAATAACTACAAAGAGATACACGACTGGATTACAGGTCTAGGATTTCCACAAGACCACACTCAATTTAAAACTTTATTAGGAACAGGTGCAGATAGATTTCCTGGAACAACATCAAGTACAGCTGCAACAGGAACAAGTATACCACAACCTCTTTCAGAAGGCGGTATATATTCAGACGCAACACTAACAGTTTTAAATAGTAAGAACATTGCCAAGACTGAGATAAGATTTCAAAACGTTTTCCCTATATCTTTAGGGTCACTATCTTATGATATCAAGGCAAGCGATGTTGATTATTTGCAAGTACAAGCAAGTTTTAATTATATGTATTATGATATTGTACAAATATCTACTTCATAGTATAAGAAATATAGGATGACTTTTGATGAATACTTTAACATGGATCGATACGGCCGTCTGCCTAGGTAATGGGCAATCAAGACAAGGTCTAGACCTCAAAAAAATGAAAGACTATGCAACTGTAATAGGTTGTAATGCTATCTATCGTGACTTCACGCCTGATATATTAGTAGCATTAGATTCAAGAGTATCACACCAGATATATCGTAATGCAAATCTTAACGATATGAAAGTATATCTAGGATATTGGACACCTGTTCCGATATTTGTTGCAAAAGAAATGATGAAAACAATGGCAGACAAAACTGATATTGTTTGGAATGATAGTGAAGAAGTTGTTTATCATGGTGCCGATGGTGTGTTTACACTTATGAAAGGACATAATTTAGGCATAACTTATATTACAGGCATTTCAAAAGAAGATAAAATAATAGACATTGAACCAGATGTAGATGGTTTTGCATATTCAACAGGTGGTAGATCAGTATATCTTGCTTGTGAGTTAGGTGCTAAAGAGGTCTATATTGTAGGCCATGATCTATATTCTAATACCGATAAAGTCAATAACATATATGCAGGTACAAAAGGTTATGGTAAAAAAGATGCTACAGCCCTAGACCCAAATAACAAAGATGAGGTATTCAATTGGATATTACAACATAAGAATACATTTATTAAGTTCCCAGATGTACAATTCTATAAGGTAAATGAAGTAGGAAGCAAAAGTACCGCTTTAGAAATACCTGAATGGAGTTCAATTGCTAACTTAAAATACATTAATCATAAAGAAATGGAACAACAGCTTTACAATTAACCGAAAAGGTGATATAATATATACATGACATTAGAAGAATTACAACAATCAGTAGATAAGGATTTTAAACTAGATGATACAGAATTAGACGCTGAATCAATCAAGATACCTTTACTACACAATAAATATTTACAACACTTTAATAAGTTTTCTTTACTATTAAAGAAATCAGAATACGATCATAAGGCCATGATAAGAAGTAAATGGGAGTACTACACAGGTAAAGCGGACCCTAGTGTGTACAAAGATAAACCATTTGATATAAAAGTATTAAAATCAGATATACACATCTACATGGATTCTGATCCTGAATTACAAAGAGCAGATCAAAAAGTTGCTTATCAAAATCAAATAGTTAAGTATCTTGAACAAGTATTAAGAAGTATTAATAATAGAACATTTTTAATTAAGAACGCTATTGAATGGAAGAAATTCACTAGTGGTGCTATCTAATGGATCATCAAGAATTATTCCCAACACATCTTTTTATAAAAGATAACTACACTACTCCTGATAGGATTCATACTATGAGGCGTGAAGTTATGGACTTATATAAAGAAAAACCTAACTGGCAATCAAGTCCTAACTTAGATAAGAACGAAGTATTTAAAGATTTTAATAAAGATATTAGTAAGTCAAGTTTTGAAATACTTGATAAGTTAGATTATAAAGCAGATGAAATAGAGATAACTGATATGTGGGCTAATGTATTAAAACAACATGAAACTCATCAGCCTCATACTCATTCAAACAATTTTTTAAGTGGCGTTTTTTATTTAGACGCTGACGAAACTACACCAGGTATTACTTTTCAGGACCCAAGACCAGGTGCAAATGTTATACTACCAAGAAAAAAATTCGATCATATGAACAACACAAGTCTATTAAATTATAAAGCAAAAACAAATCGAATTATAATATTCCCTTCATGGTTAGTGCATTGGGTACCTACAAATCTATCAACGAGTAATCGTATAAGTATATCATGGAATATACAGATAAGAGGACAACTAGGTGAACACCATGAATTTCAATCGGGACAATTCTAATCTCATCATCATAGAAAAGAAAGACGAAGTTTACATTACGGTAGACTGCGAGTCGGATGTACAAAGAGAAATATCTGAGTTCTTTACTTTCTATGTACCAGGGTATAAGTTTATGCCAGCATTCCGTAATCGTATGTGGGATGGTAAGATAAGATTGTTTTCACAAAAGACAAAAGAAATATACTTCGGTCTATTCCCATACATCAAAGCATTCGCCGAAGAACGAGGCTACAATATAGTTGCTGGTAAAGATGTTGAGATAGATAACAAGGTCGATAGAGATGTTGTCACTAAATTTTCTAATAGTTTAGGTCAAAAATTTGAAGCAAGAGATTATCAGATAGACGCAATATTTCATAGTTTAAAACGCAATAGGGCGCTGCTAGTAAGTCCTACAGCCTCAGGTAAGTCATTCATCATATATTCTTTAATACGATACTACACTCATCTAATCAAAGAACAGCATAATAATAGAATACTTTTAATTGTTCCTACAACATCATTGGTAGAACAAATGTATACCGATTTTGAATCGTATGGTTGGAATGTAAAAAAGAATTGTCATAGATTATATAGTGGTTATTCAAATCAAACAGATAAGAAAGTATTGATATCTACATGGCAAAGTCTATATAAATTACCGAAAGAATACTTTGAGCAATTCGGTGTTGTATTTGGCGATGAGGCTCATCTATTTAAATCAAAATCATTAACAGAAATTATGTCTAAACTTACTGATTGTAAATATCGTATCGGTCTTACAGGAACATTAGACGGTGCTCATACACACAAGTTAGTATTAGAAGGACTATTCGGTGCCGTTAATAAGGTAACTACAACTAAAAAACTTATGGATAAAAATCAATTAAGTAATCTAGTTGTGAGATGTTTAATACTCAAACATACTGAAGCCAATTGTAAAATTATATCAAAAGGTAAGTATCAAGACGAGATAGATTATCTTGTAAGTAGTACACCTAGAAATAATTTCATTCGTAATCTAGCACTTAAACTAAAGGGTAATACTTTAATATTATTTCAACTTGTAGAAAAACATGGTAAGAATTTACAACAAATCATTAAAGATAAAGCAGAAGAAGGTCGAAAGATATTTTATATATATGGCGGAGTTGATACAGAAGAAAGAGAAAAGGCAAGAGCCATAGTTGAGAAAGAAGATAATGCTATTATTGTAGCAAGTTACGGTACTTTCTCTACTGGTATTAACATTAAGAATCTGCATAATATAATCTTTGCAAGTCCATCAAAGAGTAGAATAAGAAATCTACAATCAATCGGTAGAGGATTAAGGTTGGGCGACAACAAGGTTAACGCTACACTATATGATATATCAGATGATCTGATTTATAAGTCTAAAGAAAATTATACCTTAAAGCACTTTCAGGAAAGAATAAATATATACACAGAGGAAGAGTTCGATTACGAGATACATAATATTAACCTAAAGGATTAAAATGGATAATAACACCGATTATCGTATGGTAAGATTAACTGATGGTACTACTATCATGGGTACTATTGTTGTTGATAAAGAGTTCCTACGAATCACAAACGCATTAGAATTACATACAGTACAAAGACAAACAGAAGTAGGCTCTAAAGAGGATACAACTCTAGCGCCTTGGTTGCCTTTTACAAATGATAAGACGTTTGTTATTCCAAAAGATAAGATTCTAGTAATCACCCAAGCGGACAACCACATATCACACTATTACGAGGTTATATTAAGTAAGATACTAAAGGCGAAAGAAAAGGCTAAACCGATACTATCTGCTGAAGAAATGGAAAAGATATATGTTTTGGCAGATCAAATGGATCAAATGCAGAAAGTCGATCAACGGGATGCACAATGGTCAGAAGAAGATTTAATCGACCTATTCGGGAAGAAAACTGTTCATTAAGATAGGGTAGCTAAGGTGGTTCCCCAAGCGACTACATAGTCATTATATCATAGATCCTAGGACTGTCAAGCGAATCAAAAAAATAATTAATTAATACAACCAGCTTTACATCTTGCTAAAAAAATGATATAATAAGTTATATTAATCAGAAAGATAAATTATGAGTGAAACAAAAACAAGTAAGGCAAAACTGAAACCACATTATGTAGATAATAAAAAGTTTCTAGTTGCCATGATAGACTACCGTGAAAGCGTTCAGAAGGCTGAAGATAAGAAAAGAACCAAACCAGTAGTAACTAACTATATCGGTGAGTGTTTTTTAAAGATTGCTAATCACTTATCTTATAGACCGAATTTTATAAACTATACCTACCGTGATGATATGA